TCTGTATAGATTCTATCGTAGTCCCCTCTTCCAGAGATATTACCCACCTGTGCGGAACTATATCCTTTAATCAGAAATGTCCTGCCATTTGCATCTGTACCGAACCTATCATCTCGTATTCTGATTGTACCGCCGGGATTCGTTAATCCCCAATCAGCAGTATTACTATCTGTGTCGGTAGATGAAAATTCAACTATCGGCCCTTTAGCCCCTTGTACAGTAGCCTCACCACCTTGTGCATACGATGGCCCAGCTCCATAGACAGAGACAACAACACCTGGGGCTGCTGATAGAGTTACCCTGCTTACAGTAGTAAATGCTTCAGTCCCGGTAATAGTTGTAGATCCGACAGTAAGAGTCACATCCTCAGTAATATACCTGAAGTCGGACTCTCCATATATGGTGGCGGTAATTTCAGTCAGTAAACTAGTATAAGTAAATTCAAGTTTAGATGCTGGCTGTCTCGAAACAGTATAATTACCATAATGCATGAACTCATGGGGTGTACCTGTAGAGGTGGGGTTCTGGGTTTCCCTGTTGAACTTCTCTACGGAGGAAGAGAATATATTGGCATTCTCATCGGGGATAACCATAGGTTCAATAACAGATTCTACGTCCGGCTCAAGAGGATATGAAAATCTTCCACTTTCGGTACGTATATGTCCCCATCGTTTTTCGCCCGGGTACTGCACCGAGTCGGAAATGCGGAACATGATGTCATTTATAAATTCACCGGCACGGTCTTTGTTCGTCGTAGAGGTATCCCCGGACCGCGTTGCTATTTCGGTCTTCATCTCACCGAAGGTCATAGTCTCTCCAAGACACAGAGAGGGCGTGGTCAGGGCTTCGCCCAACGAGAACGCCCTCTCTGCACGAAATGGAACAGGTAAACTGTATCAGTTATTGCAAGTATTAGATATTAACACCAGCAATCACAGGATGATTGATATATGCGTAAGTATAACCATCACTATTAATGATTTCTACAGTTACACACTCCTGCAAAATTGACTCAGGCGCGCCGCCACTAAGACTAGCATCCTCTAATGAACCCGCCGTTGCAGACGGGAAGAGCGGCTTGTTAATAGCCACACTCGCCAGCGTCTTGATGAGGGCAATTCCTTCTACCTGATACCAACCCCATCTACTTGCTACTGAAGCAGACATCGCAATAGCGACAGGCCCGACGATAGTAGAAGTAAGCGCAGAAGCAGAACCTGTATCTACCAATGCTGTTGCCCAACTGGCCCTTATGAAATTATTCGCAAAGCCAACTGCGTTAGATGCGACCCCCGGCAGATAGATAAACTCACCTGTCCCGAGATCCGTATCTCCGATATCTCTGGCTTGAACAACCAATCCCAGGGGGTTGTTCTGCACCGTGCTTAGTTGATCAATATCCTGTGGAACCATATATGATTCCGTAGATACCCATTTTGTAGCCATGATTAACCTCCTCCATAACCGATAGCCATGAAATTACTATTAGTATACTCGCCAGATGCACAGGTTAAAGTCACATCGCCGTTACTAGCTGTATTGAGTTCCAACTTCGGAAGAGCTGCTTCTTTTGCATCACTACAGGTAACATTGATAGAATTAACATACTTTAAACCAGTGCTGAAAGCACCACCAGTGCCGTCAACAACCAAAGTACCCCATATACTTCTCTGGGAACCTATTACGCTAGAACCTGCAACCGTAGGTACTACAGTATTCGGCATCATAAACCTCCTTACGCAGTTATGCCTGAGAGGCAGAAGAAACGACGCGGATTACTTACAACCAGGTTCCACATCATCATGATGATAGCCGTTTTTGCCGTCTGGTTCGTGGGCCGCTGAAATCCTTCGGAAGACAGGAAGGCATCACGATGAACGACCATACTCATATAATTCGAGTTAAGGCCGTAGACGTTATTACGGGTGAGCTGTGCATCCCAGTATACGGGTATACTCTGGAAGGACAGACGCCTATAACCGGCATCTCCCGTATCACTGGAGGTATAACGCCGCATATCTTCGAGGGAGTCCCACAGGTAGTTATATACTGTCTTGGTGGTAAAAAGGCAGTCTACCTCGTCAAATCCAGGGCCGCCGGAGCTTTCCATGACATAGAGCTGTATGTCATTTTTGCCTTCAGCGGCAAACGACGGGGCAGTATTTGTGACGACCTGTGAAGGTCCGTTGAACTGGTTACGCCAGAAGCTCTCCGCAGACCGGTCTATACCGCCTACATTAGTAGATGTTCTAGGATCTTCCTCTATCCAGTACGGTACGCCTTCCACGTCGGTGGAGAAGTTCTTGTCGAAAGCGGCTCCCACCTCTTGATCACCTAACCACAGATCCTGGTTGAACCGGTCGATGAGTGATTTCTCCGTCTGTAGCTGCTTTGTCTGAAGGAGTCTTATCACCCGGGACTTGGTATCCATATTGGTCAGTTCTTCAAGACGGGAGATGGTTACCGTCGCCGCATATTCACGCCAGTTTATAGACGCCGGACCGATACCCTGCTGCGGCGTTGTAGCTATAGTCTGGTAGTTGTGATATGAGGCTACCGTGGAGTTCGATTCTGTGAGCAGCGGTATGTCAATAGACTGACCACCGTCTCTCAGGTCAAGAGCGCCGGACGCTTTTATCTGGTCGAGCGTCATCTCCTTCTGGTCTCTGCCTGTGAGATAGCGGAACAAAGGCACACCGTTGAACACCTGGTCTACGGCGCGTTCCTTGAGCCATATCTGCATATTGGCTGTCAATGTCGCATCTGACTTATAATTAGCATAAGTCAACCCTAAAGCTGAATTAGGCATTGTCTATCTCCTATTGCGCGCAGCCGCCTGTTTTATGGCTATCTCCATCTGTTTCTCGCCGGAATAGACCCTGTTGCCCTTATGGTCATTTACAAAGGGCATGTCCATAACATTCCCTGGTCTTTCCGACGATGTCTCAGATCCTACAGCGCCACGCGCTCGTTGATTATCATTTTGATTGGTTCGCAGGCTTTTATCCAGTGCGCCAAAACGCCTTTGCCAGTGGGGGTGTGAAAAATCGTACCCCACCAGTTCGGCGATTTCTCGCAGCTCGTTGGCGATGGGTGTAATCCTTGCCGTCCCGTGCTGTTTTTCCGCCTGTGATATCACCTGCTCCAAAGAATTATGTGCCTGGACCACCGCACCCTGGTAAGATTGCTCTTGACTCTTTTCAAACGAAGCAATCTTTTCTTCCAGGGCTTTTACGACTGGGTGGTCGCGCACAAGCGAGTCGGCTGTAGCATTCTGATCTGCCGTGAAGTTCTCATAGACATTTTCACGATCCGGCTCGGTATTTCTTGCGGCATTAAGCTCGGACTTGAGAGTCTCAATCTCGTTCTGCTGATTCTGGTAGATCTGTTCATGCTGTTGTTGCATGTTGCCTATCTTGTTGTTGACAAGCTGAATCTCACGAGATTGAAGGTCTGATTCCGAGGTGACTGGGTCTGCTGAAGGTGAGTCGTCAATCTCATTCTCAGACTGATATGCTTCTTCGGAAGGGTCCTGGCCGGGATTCTCCTCATTTGCATAATCAGATTCGTATTCAGACATGTTATACTCCTATGACAAAAGTTACTGTTCCGTTTACATTGTCGAGGGAACATCCGTGGACGGGATACCCCTCCTGCGATATGATATTCGTAAGATACACCAGATGCTCCGTAGTATTTTCGGGAGCATCTCCGGTCTCTTCAAAAGTATCTTGAGGAGCATGGTTATTCTCTCTTGGGATAACGGGCCTTATCCTTTCCCTGGGTCTTTTGACGCGTGGCTTGTTTATGTTGGGTGCTACAGGCTTTCTCGTATTGGGGTCTACCGATTCCACGGTCATATGATTTCCTTTTTCTTTAGGACTTGCAACGTCTGGTCTTTTTTCTTCTAATATCTCTTCAAAGAGTTTTTCCATGAGGCCGTGCTGCTCTGCCTCCTGCTCTGTTATGCCCTCTGTTTCCACGAGGTATGCTACTGCCTCGTCATGGGCCTCCTGGCAGTCCTGCCTGTATTTACCCGACACGGCTGATATGGTGTTTGTATCTATATCTTCTGCGTTGATGGTCCTTTCCTGCGTTATTGTATCTGTGTTGTTCACAGGGCGGCTCCCAGGATTGACCTGTTTTTATCTCTAAGATTTGGTTTCCACTGCGTCATCTGCGGCGTCTCCTGATGCCACAGCGATTTACATCTGGTGCATTCATATTCCAGGGATGTGTGACAATAGGAACCCTGGTGCTGCATACTGGCATAGTGGTAGGTCATTCTCACCGTATCCCCTTTTCTAAGGCATGAGGGGCATGGATAGGGGGAAAGCGCCCTTTCTCCTTTTATATTAACAAATTTATCATTTTTGGCAACTTTTTTTGTGTTGGTCGTATTCATCTTTTTACCTCAAGGGTGCGGTAAGTGTCTTCGCCTCGCCGGATTTCACCATGGCCTCGGCCTTGTCAAGACGATCTTTAATGACGTTTCCATCTTCAGCTTTTACCTCGACATCCTTTAGCACTTCATCTCTGTCGGAACTTCCTATCTCCTCAAGGTTTTTGTCTTTCATGACCTGCCTGCGGTGCTTACGGGAGAATATGACTTCTCCGAGGCCCTCATCATAGAGTCCGTGGCCGTTGTTAAAGATATGATTGTCTATGCGGGGAGAAGGGCTGTTCAACGATTTCCACCTTGCAAAGGACACTTTCATCTCGAGGCCGCATACGGAGCATCTTCCGGGATGGACTTTCGTGTCTCTTTCCTCGTGGCCCTTATCGCATATATAGTCATGCAATGTCATATCAAGTACCTCTTTCCTGGTTGGAGAGTATGGATTCAGTCCTTCCCGGATTGCCTGTGGGGGCTGCTATCTTCGTTCTTCTTCCCTGCGGCTGTCCCTGTTCTTGTTTAAGGGCCTCGGTATTTTCAATATGCTGCTGCATGAGCTGCATTATCTGCTGTGCCTGCTCATCCGGCGGCTGTCCTTGCTGTCCTTGAGGCGCGTTAGCCTGCTGCAGCTGCTGCATGAAAGGCATATGTAGTTTTAAATGTTCATCATGCGCCTCTCCCTCTCTCGGCTCCACCATCTGTCCAGAGAACATGAATATATGTTCCAGCTCGACGTGGGCGATAACTTCTGTGGGTGGATCTTCGAGATACCGGGTGACATTTTTGACGCCGAAGTTTCTCAGGCCGTCCAATACGAGTGCTTTTTTGCCCACGGGGTCCAGGAAGGGCATGAACAGGTTGAACAGGGACAGGAAGTTCTGTTTCTGCCTCTCTCCCTGTTCCGGCGTTGGCATCTCGACCTGCACCTGCCATGATGACTGGACATCGTTGATGTTATAGTCCACCCACTCTTCTCCCTCGGGGCCTATGACGCGGAACGTCTGGTCCTGCGGTCCGAACTGTCTTACGAGTCCCAAAAAATCTTTGGCGCATGATACCTGCAGCTTCTCCACCTTGGCGAGGGCGTCGGCGACCAGGATATTGACCTGCGTGGCTGTTATCGACGCTGCTGTCGCCGTCTCGGTGTTGGCGATCTCGGTCTGCGAGGAGCCTGCATTTTCGGTTATCACGTTCTGGAGAAGTGATATGAGCGTTATCTTTATGGGATCTGCCTGTGCAAGTTGCAGGGGCTGCACGATGGGTTGTCCCGACTGCCCCCATATGACGATCCCGTCGGAGGCTCCTGCGAGTTTATCCTCGAGGGATTCTTTGGTCTCTGTCTCCGGTATGAGATCTTCGTGGCCTATATATTTCGTCGATGACCTGTCGGAGTGCGTCATAAGCTCCGAGTACAGGCGCATGAGGGATCTCTGGGCGAACTTGAGGTATTCCATTACGGGCGGCGCTGGGAATTCCCCGGGGAGGTCTGTTATGGCAAACCAGTGAAAGGGAAATCCGGGTATAAAAGATGGCCATCCATCTTCTGTGGGTGTCCGCAGCGGTTTGTCCTGGCCTCTTACCCACGTTCCTACCGTTCTGTCTCTCGCGTCCCATATCTCGTATATCGTCACGAGTGCCAGCTCCTGCGGTATGGGATCTTCACTGTTGTCATGTATCCTCTCGGAATAGTCGTCGAAGGCGTCAGGCTGAAGGTCTCTCGTATTTTTATACAGAGGGTCATCTTTGACGTCTGTAAGGCGTCGCTGTATCCTGTGGATGACATATGCTGACTTACGTGGGTTGGTGACCATGGGATCCCAGAACACGTCCGGCGACACTCTTTCCATGAAGGGCCAGTCCGAGGAAGGCTCTCCCGTTGTTTTCACGGGAAAATCCTTTTCCTCCTCCAGCAATAAGGCATGTTCTTCTATGTTTTTTTCTACGGCGGGGATGATAAGGGGTGCTTCGGGGTGTGTGAGGAGCGTCACCTCTTCGAGGAACTGCGTCTTCACCTGTATATCTAGCTCATGGTTCTGGTTTTTTTCCACCTTGACGGGATTTCTCTCCATGAAGTCAAAAAGCTCTCCCTGTATACGCTCTGCTGCCTCTTCCTCATTTTCCGACAGGTCTATGTGCGACTGCAGCCTTCCGTATCCTGTCTTTACGCATCCGAAGCCATAGGTAAGGGCATCGTCGATGACATCTCTCATTACGTCTTCAGCTTCTATCTCATCCCAGTAATATTCAAGTAGTGAAGATATGGCTCTTGCGCGTCCTTCAAAGCCTCTCTGCCGGGGCCTGGCGTAGAAGATGGGATTTCCGGGATATAGCTGCGCCAGGACTCTTCTTTTTGTGGCCATCATGAAGTTGGGAGCCAGCGTTACGGCATCTGAATAGTCCGACTCCTGGACATCGCTGAAGTCGTTTCTCAGGAAGGCGAGTGTCTCCTGGACGTTGTCTTTTCTTTCCTCATGCTGAACGTCGGCTAAGTTAATCCTTGTCTGTATCTGCTCTTTACTGGCCATTTTCATTCCTCTATCGGTACTTTTGAGAAATAATCCTATCCATATTAGCTTTCATCCCACCTTTTGTTTCCTGATCTGCCATGACTATCCCCTGGCGTATATGCTTTTCGGTCTCTTTTTGGTAAGGCGGTCCATATAATAACCTGCCGTACCCGTATTATCTTCTGCCGCATCTATATAGGATGGTTTTCTTATGTACATCATGAGATATCTGAAGGCCGCTATGGCATGAAAAGATCCGTCGTTGGCGATGAGATCCGGTTTTTTGGGGTGCTGCATGGCGGTGAGAAGCTCCCTTATAAGGTTAACGCAGGAAGTGGATATAAAAAGGTCCGGCTCCTCCTGCCCCTTGGTTATCCTCATAGGCTCTGTTATGGCCATATAACCGTCCAACTTCCTGTTCTTTCCCCTTATAAAACGCACCCACGGCCTGTATGCCTGCTCTATGGTCGTCGTGGCATACTCCGTCTTCTTAGAGTCGGGATAGAAGATGGAGGGATCGGCATATATACGGCATCCGTCGGCTATCTCAGCTACAAGGGGACCATGATGTTTAATGGGTTTCGCAGGAACGTAGTACTCGTCGGTGACATATACCTTCCTCTCGGTATCCTGGGAGGCTTTTATAAGGCATGTGGGAGATGTCCCTCCGTAGTCGAACCCTGCCGCCTCCCTCATATTGTCCCTGGCGAGGCGTTCTTCTATCCACCCGGGTGATTTAACATGGACATGCTTACTGAAGGAAGAGAAGAACAGGCCAGGCGATATGCCCCACACACCTTCTATATACGCCTTGAACTTATCAGGATCTAATGCCTGCTCAAGGGATGCCAGCCATCTTGCCTGCTCTTGTTCGGGAACTTCCTTGTTATCTTCGTATGTCGCCGGGATGAATTCCCGGTAGTGTTCACTGGTGAAGGTGACGATAGGCTCTTTGGGGGGAATGCCGTAGGGAATGGTAAATCGATCCATGATCCATCCTATGCCATCTCCCCTATCGTCGGGCCACGGGTTGGATGTCCACCTTATATAAGGCGTGAGATCGTCCGTCGTGACCCTGTTCCACACCATCAGAGACAGATACTGCTCCTGGGTGAATGTCACCAGCTCGTCATACCCTATGTATGTTATGTTCCTGCCGTGGTACTTGGTCCAATCGGCAGACAGATGCATACTGGAAAGCTCCACCTGCGCGCCGGAAGGAAAAGTCCACAGTAACCCAGACTCCTTCTCCACACCACCCACATTGGGAAATATGTCCCTCGCATAGCGGATCATCTCGTGAAGCTCGTCCTCTATCCGCCTGAAAAGAATAGCATAGTACAAAGGATGGTCTATCTGACGTAAAACGTCAAGCATTAATATAAACGTCTTGCCGCAAAAAGCCGACCCACCATAACCTGCCTCGTGGGCATCAGATTCCAAAAACCACTCCTGCGGACCCGTACAGGCCCTTATAGTATCCTGCTCTATAACAGACAATATTGTGTTTACCCCCAAAAAACCTCAGTGCCGTTCCCCCCATAAACATTGAATATTCTGCAATATCAAAGCGTCCCAAAATATATTATAACCAATTTTAATAACAAATCAAGTTGATTAACAGAGAATACCGTCTGACATACCGTCTGACATACCTTAGTATTACATTGTGACGCCGAATGTCACATTGTGACGCCGAATGTCACATTGTAACACCGAATGTTACATTGTAACACAAAATGTTACACAAAATGTTACACAAAAAAATCCAATACACTAAAGCATCCCCGAATATTCGGCACCACAAGAAGATATAGACTGTATAGCCTGCATTTGACTCAGCTCAGATTGATACGCCCAATATGTAGTGCGGTCTCCCATAGGTCTTTTGTATAAATCACTATGCAGTACCGCTGTGGATATGAACCCTCGAAAAGTGTATTCAGGGAACGTCCCCGTCATCAACGCATAAAGATCGTGATTGTCTTTTAAACTTGGAGATGCAATCAGCTTCCCAGTACGGTACACAGTAGTCTTAACATCCACCGTATAACCAGATGGAAGGAGTGCGTCACCCCTGTCGGTAGAGGCGTTACGGAGTTCCATCGAAAAGTCAGGGAATACGTTGAATATTTTGCAG